CTCGTGGTCCCGTCCGTCATTGTAAAAGGAGTTTCCAATGTCACACACTTTCCAGAGGATTTTTGCTTGCAAATTCGCGTCCCATTGTTTATGGTCTCCAGCAACGGTCCTCCTTCCTTTCGTGAACATCTTCGCCTCCAAAGCTCTCCATTCCATCCGGGGGTTGATTCCGACAGCAATTTCATTGTTAATCCGGTTGTACATCAAGAAGGCGGCGAAAGCAATGAAAAACTTCCGAAACACGATCGTGTAGTCCATGGGGCCCGCACAAAACACACGTGTCTTGCCGGCCTTGACTTTTTCCAAAGGTCGTTTCTCGTCTTTCAAGCTGTCGATCCATAGTGTCGGGGTTTTCTTTCCCTCTGCTAAGTCTTGACAACGTTTTTCGACATCCTTCGTAAGTTCTTCATTCATCTCGTAGTCCTCGGAGATCCAATCTTGTTTCCCACGTTTGGCCCGTTTCTTTTTGACGTAAGGCCAACCCGCAGCGGTGGTCCGGTCGATGGGCGCGGCATATTCTTCTCCAGGAATACCGCCCACAGCGTGTTCGTTCGACACGACGCCAAACGAAGCAAAATGCTCTCGTTTTTCTCCGCTCATGAGCACTCTCTGCACGTCAGCAGAGCACTCGTCGACCAGGTCGTCGTCGACAAAAGGCAAATTGACCGAGTATTTCTTCACTTGAGTTCCAAGAGGATCGTGTCCGTCTTTGGGTCCTAACGGCATGGGGGCTGTGGTTCGCTCTTTGTAATCCAAAACTGTTTCGCGCAGTTTTGTTTTCCTAGAGACTGGGATGGGGTCCACGCGTCCTAACTTGTAGTACTTTGTGTCATCCAAGAAATCACCATCCCATTTACCGAAAGGTTCAGTGGGAATCAATGCGTGGTTCTGGCCTTCTGCGCCAAAAGACCCGAGACAATAGTCCAGTTCTTCCTTGGTGAGGACATAAGACCCAGCTTTGGAGTCTAAAAAGCCCCACACGTGGAGTCCAATGATCTTGTTGGGTACGTGCTTGTTGGTCGCGATAAGTGGTGAACCACAATCGCCGCCAGCTGTCGAAGCGTTATAGACAAAGCAAGTGGCACTCTCAAATGAGCGTTCCTCTCCCGTCACTGGACACGTCGTGCTGTAGTACCGGCTTGTCTGGAGCGTGGCATGTACAGCATGTCTCGAAGATCGGACGGTGGATGGCTGGA